CTGTTGTATTCTATTCAACTCATTCTGTTGTCTAATCTCTTGGAGTGCGAGTGCAAAGTTAGGTGCTTCTGCCATCTTACTTCTTCTTATCTACATATGCGTTTGCACCAAAGTAGGCGGCAACTAACGCTGAGATTGCAACAAAGTATGTCGGTGCGATATCACCAATAATCTTTGCAGTTCCCTCATATCCTAACACAGACGTAATCAAAATTCCTGCTGGATATAATAACATACCCATCAATGCAAACCATGTCATCTTTCGCATCGCATCTCTACGAGCATCTGCATCTTCAAGTTCTTTTCTTTTAAATTCCAAATCCAACTCCATTTCTTCTTTTGAAATGTGACCATCACCATTAGTATCTTTTTTTGCGACCTCTGGGTCAACTGTTACTTCAACGGCCATTTTAGTACCTCTCTACTTTTGTTTAGATTTCTCTCTTTCCATTCTCTCGTTCTCTTCTTTAATCCACTGCATCAACAGACCCATATAGATTTCTCTTTCCCACGGCATCATATTTTCTAATTCTGTTAAAGAATATTTATGATGTTGCATCAATGCAAAATTAGTTTTATAGTAATTATAAACTGTATCATGAGAAAGACCTATACTAAAAAACTTTGCAGGCCCTCCAATAACACCTCACCTTTTATATTTGTCTTTGGATTTACTACCGAAACCACATGACGTAGTTTTGGTGCAGTTACAAAGAAATTGATAATACTATCAAACTGGTCTGTATTTAATTGGTCAACAAATTCATTTATATCTTTTTCAGATATATCTGTCCTGTGATACTCTTCATCACCATATACTATCTTCACTATACATTTGTTTAGTAATTTAAAAATACCCTCTGCACTTTCTATATTTCCAATAGATGATGCATCTGAGAACATTGGGTCACGCAAGTGTAGTATAACATTATCAGTAATTTTTATTTCATTACTGTGACCTACTGTCATTTGAACCTGTATGTCTTCTAGATTGATTTTAGTTGCAACTTGTGTTTCATTATCATCTGGACATATAAGATTTAGTTCTACAGTTTCACCCACAGATTTGCCTCTAATTTTAAGAAACATATATTCTACATCATAGATGGGTAACTGCATAATGTTAAGTTTCTCAAAGGTGCAAGACTGTACTAGTTTCTGCATCGCAAGTATCATCTCTTGGTCATCATTACTCTCTTGAGCCATCATGATGATTTTCTGTTCCTTGACTAGAAAAGGTCTGTACTCTATTGTTTCTTGTGTTGATGGAAGTTTAAGTTGATACGTTGGAGTATCAATTCGTGGTAACGCCATAATTTTTCATCCTCTATAATATTAAAATAGTCTTGAAACTACTGCTGGTATTCTTGAAGTCAATTGTCTTTCAATTGTATTTACTGCAAGTCGATTAAGTCTGCCTTGTAAAGATATTGGAAGATTACCTTCATCTGTTAAGTTCTTCCAGTATCTATATGAAAAAGATACAGTCATTTTTGATTGTGCATTTATGTTTGAGTAGTCATATGCTTGTGCAGATATGTTTTTAGGAAAACATTCTATCAACTCCACACCATATCTTCTTTCATCGTTTTCATCTAACTGGTATATTTGTATTGCTCCAGTATAGTCATCATAGTAACCCATAGACCAAGTTACAGGATTAAATGACAATCTCTGCCATGTTTCTATAAACTTTCTTTCTCTCAAATCTGAGGATAACTGAATGGTTGCATCAATGTCTGCAAAAGAAAACCCTTGTGCAATCTCTCTTGTGGGCCCGTAGATGTTTGTGTCTGGTGCAGTATCAATATTTCTACCAGGCATAGATATATTTTCTACTTTGAGTGAAACCTCTCTTGCAGTTCCATCTCCTGTATTTTGTTGCATTATTGATGCGAAAGGATTTGCAGAAACCCCTGTTGTCGCTCTACCTCCTGCTGGGGGTAAAAGTATCACTTCATAACGTGAGGGTTTTGATATACCATTACTGTCTCTGATTAAACCTATTAGTTCATTCAGAACACCAAATGCAAAACCTTGTACTGCGTTTCCTAATGACATTATAACATTCTCCTACTGTCACTCCAGACTGCACTTGCAGTTGCCTTTTTAAATCTTTGTACTGGTAATAATGTTGCAATCACAAATTCGTCTGCATCTATTCTACGGAAACGTGATCTAACATACCCAGATAAGTATTTATGTATAGTAGGTTTAACTGATGCGATACCTTTCACATCATTGTAACTTACTCGTAGAAACGTAGTCTTATCAAACTTTGTATTATTACTGAAATCAGTCAATCTGTCAAGTAGTCTAATCCTCAATGGTATGGGTAGATAATGTAGATTGATACCCAAAAAACCATCTGAGTATGACTCTATCGGCAGTACCAGAGGGAACGTATCGTAGTATGGTAACTTTTTTGCAAACTTAGGTGCATAGACAAACATATTTAACACACCACCAAATGGTGACTTTGACTGTTTACCATCACGGATAAGATCTAAGGTTTTGGGTGTACCAAACTCTTTGATTTTATCTTTGTACCACTCAGTAGATTTTGGTCTATCCTTTGCGGCTTGTTGTACTTGTTGTATGAAGTTTTTGACTGCCATGTATTATTTATACTTGGGGAACAAATGATCTTCTGTGAAAATTTTGAACTCCATTCCATGATCTTCGCAAAATTCTTCTGCTGATTTCCATTTAGCCTGATTGATTGCGTAGGTAAATACCTCATTCAACCACCTTTTAGTTCTACGTTTTGGATTCCTTACAGGTTCTTTGCATTGTGCTTTAGGTTTAACCTCAATCACAAACTTTTTATTCGTTCCATCTTTCTGTTTAACTTTCATGTAGAAGTCTGGGAAGTATCTGTGTATTCTACCATCTTTGGGTGAACGATATGGTATGATTATTTCTTCACTACCCCACTCAATCACAGAGGTGTTCTTATCACAATAGACCATAAGTTTTCGTTCCCAGAGTGAGCGATAGATCACTTGAGTTGGGTCACCCCTGTATTTCTTGGGGTTCATTGGTTTATACTTACCTTTGTACGACTTCATGTATAAATACTTATAAAGACAGGAGATATCATGGTAGAGTTTAATCTTGCAAGTCAGTTCATTCCCATTGCACAACAAGGTATAAAGAAGTTCGTTTCCAATGCACTAGGGCCTGTAGGACAAGTACTTGATATAGACAACTCTGGTAGAATAGACCCCAGAGGATTAAGTAAACACTCAACGCAGAACTTAGAGTTTCCATTAGATGTATCAAGTGGTGACCCAGGCTTGGGTAATCATGGTCACTATATCATGTTTTATATTAATACCCAAGAAAGAGCGAAACTCAGAACAAGTGAAGCGACAGACAAAGGTAGTGTTGTAGATGATGTGTCACAAGGTTACAACATACCAAAATATATTAAAGAGTGGGATACTGTAACAGGTAGTTACGTTGCAAAGAACAATGAGTCTGCAAAAGTAAAACAACTCAATGCAGATATGGCTGAAACTGCAAGAAATGACCCTTTCGCAGAAGAGAGATTTAAGAAAGCCGCAGATAACGCTTCGAGTAGATATCAAAGTAAAGGTTCTACAGTTAGGATTAAGAGAGCTGCAACTAAGAGATTAAAAACTGCAATTGCAATGTATATGCCTGCATCTGTACAGGTGACATATGGTGCAAACTACACAGACACAGAAATAGGTTATCTTACAGAAGCGGCCTTGAACGCATTTAACTCTGCAAAGAGTGGTGATGTAAAAGGTGCAATAAATGATATAACAGGTGTAGCGCCTGAGATTGCAAATGGATTAGAAAGATTTATGTTAGGAACTATCGGTGCAATTCCAGGCTTCGCTGGTACAAAAGAAGCATTTGAAGCAAAAGAGGGTGCGATAATATCAGATAGATTAGAACTTGCGTTCAAAGGTATTAACAAAAGAGTGTTTCAGTATACATTTAAAATGATACCAAAGAACGAGAGAGAAGCGGAGATGATAAGAAAGATAGTGTTTGCTTTCAAAGCGAATATGTTACCAGAGTTTGTTGGTGGTAATCGTGCTGGTAGACGATTAGTAGTTCCTAATACTTTTGATATTCAGTATATGTACGCTGGTAAAACAAATGAATTTCTACATCACATATCTACTTGTGTGTTAGAGAATATGAATGTTTCATATGGTGGAGATAGATACAAAACTTTTGATGCAACTGCTGATGGTGCTCCTCCTGTAGAAACATCTATAACACTAAACTTCAAAGAGATGGAACTCATTACCAGAGAAAGAGTGTTTGAGGGTTTCTAAATGTATTTTGATTCTTTTCCCACAATACTATACGATTCCAAAGGACAAGGTAATCCAAAGATTGTAACTAATCTTATGAAACGTGTTGCACTTAGGTCTAAAGCAAAAGACAATGCAATGTTGTATGATACCTATGATATCAAAAATGGTGAAACACCAGAGTCTATTGCAGACAAACTATATGAAGACCCAGAGTTACATTGGGTCATATTAATAACAAATGATATAACAGATCGTTATCACCAGTGGCCCATGTTAGAACAACAGTTTAACACTTATGTAAATGAGAAGTATGATAACCCAGATGGTGTTCATCACTATGAAATCACACAAAGTTCTGGTAGTGATAGAACCAAGATAGAAGTATACAACAATACTGCATTGTATACTGGTGATGCAGATTTCTACTCTAGTGCCTCGACAGTTACAAACAGGGAGTATGAAGAGAGGGAACAGGATAATAAACGTAAGATAAAATTACTTGACCCAAGATTTGTTGATACCTTTGTTGAAGAGTTTAAATCACTAATGAAAGAAAGTGTCCTCTAGTGTCAGAAAGTATAAATTTTGCTGGTGAGTTTGGTGTTGAAGATTTAAGATTAGTAACACCAAGTGGTGAGGTCGCAGACCTATTGTCTGACGTACTCGTAAATGAAATAAACATATTTGAAGATATATTTAAGAATACCATCACAGGTAGTATAATCTTAATTGATATCAGAGATGTAATTACAATGTTACCAATACAGGGTGAGGAAGAACTTTTCATAAAACTAAAGACACCAACACTTAATGACCCCAAAGATATAATAGATTTCACTGAAACACCATTCATTGTCAACAGAGTAAGTTTAAGACAAGAGGTCAGTTCTGGAGGTCAGATATATGAATTGTCTTTCACTTCACCAGAGGCTGTCAAGAATACCAGAAAAAGAATATCAAAGTCATATGTCAACAGTAAAGCGAACATAGGTGACATAGTTGATGATTTGATGACAGGGGATAGTCTTGGTATCAAGACATCAAAACAGGTTTTCATAGAACCAACAATTGGAACAAGAAAGTACATAGTTCCTAATTCCAATCCTTTCACTTTCATATCCAAGTTAACAAAAGAAGCGATATCTGAGAATGGTTCTCCACACTATCTGTTCTTTGAAAACAAACATGGATTTCATTTCAAGACTTTACAGTTTCTATATAAAGAGGCACAAGAACAAGGTGTGAGGGGAGAGTTTCATTCTGGCGATAAAGGATTTGATGAGGAATCAACTCCAGACCCAGAGTCAGGTAAGATAATGCAGAACTTAAAAAGAATATTGCAGTATTCCATCAAGACCACAAAAGATATGTTAGTAAACACAACCGCTGGACTTTTTGGTGGTAATGTGATAGAGTATAATCTGTATAGTAAAAAGTATACTAAAAAGACTTTTAATTATTTTAGTGACGAGGACTTTAGTGCAAATGAAAGAATATCAGATAACAGACAATACACCACTAACGCAGTAGAGTCTATAGAAACACTTGATGATGAACAAACAACTGAATCTAACGTGCATCTCATACCA